CAGCAACTCTTTCAGCAGTTTCAGTTAATACCGTTCCTAATCCTTCTTGTTCAGCATATATAGCTTCAGCAGTAGAAATTAATGCTTGCGCGCTCATAGGAAGGGCTACTGTAAAATCTGATGTTGTAGATGTTTTTCCTCCAAAAAGAGAAGGATAAGCTGTAAACTCCACCCAATGTCCTTCAGTTCCGTTCCTAAGATCATTTGGATAGTGTAAATTTTTATCGTCGTCTGAAATTGCCATGTAAAAAAATCCTATTATTTTTATATAAATAGCCTAATATATTAAATTATTTATAACGAATTGATATGGCTTATAAAGGAAAATATAAACCTAGAAATCGAAGCAAATATAAAGGCGATCCTACTAAGATAATTTATAGAAGTTTGTGGGAAAGACGCTTTATGGTATATTGTGATGAGAATCCAAATGTTATTAAATGGGCTAGCGAAGAAGTAGTAATTCCATATAGATCCCCACTTGATAGAAGGATACACAAATACTATCCAGACTTTTGGGTAAAAACTAAAAAACATGACGGTCTTATAGAAATTTCCTTAATTGAAATAAAACCTAAGAAACAAACTGTTCCCCCTAAAGATACCGGTAGAAAACGAAAAAAAGGTAGATTCTTATTAGAAATGAAAAGATATGGGGTTAATGAAGCAAAGTGGAAAGCGGCAGGTGCAGTTTGTAAAAGGAAAAATTGGAAATTTGTTATATTAACCGAGGATCAATTATTGTCTAAATAATACATGGCACTAAAACTATCAAAATTATCAGATGACGCAATTGAATGGTTGCGGGAAAAGTTTAATGAACTTCGTCAGGAATTAACTATTGGTAGATCACGAATGGTTAAAGATCCATTTAAAATTATATCAGAAGGTACTAGAGAAAAAGAAATAAAATTAGGTCATATGTATTTCATGAACTATGATCCTAAATGGAAAAATAAGTTACAATATTATGATAGGTTTCCGCTAGTTATTCCAATTGAATCTTGGCAAAGAGGTTTTATAGGAATGAACTTTCATTATCTACCATATGCTTTAAGAGAAGCATTAATGAAAAAATTAATTGCCAGAATTAACTTAAATGAGGATGATTCAAGGACTTATATAGACATTTCTTACAATGATGTAAAACCTTTTGTTAAATATAAAGAAGTTAAACCAACCATACATAAATACGATATAACATACTCTTCAGGCACATTTATACATGTTACTGCTAATGAATGGAATACAGCAATACATTTACCTGTTGAAGATTTTAGAAAAGCCAGTAAATCACAAGTCTGGATGGATAGTCGCTCAATTATAAAGGCCTTATGAACACTCAAGATTTTTTAGCTAAATTAGATGAGGCGGGCGGTATAGCCCCAATGAATAGGTTTGTGGCGATGATAAAGCCGCCAGGAGATGTTTTTTTACCACAAGGAATAGATTTCTTTTGTAATCAAGCTCCCTTAGGTGCAAGAACAATAGCTACTTCAGATTTAAAACATTATGGTCCTGTCCGTAAAATGGCAAGAGAAAATACTTACACCGAATATCAATTACAGTTTATGATTACTAATGCATGGGAAGCAAGAAACTTTTTCCTTAGATGGATGGATTATTGTGTTCCAACAGAAGATGGGAATATGAGATATTTTAATAATTATTCAGGTGATATAACGGTGCTAGCATTTGATCAATCTAATGAATCGGTTAGTGAAGCAGAAGCAATGACCGGAACTAAATATACAAATACATTCCCAATAAATGTTGATGCTATCAACCTGTCATGGGATTCGAATAACCAGCTTGGTCAATTTAATGTAAACTTTGCATGTCATAAATGGAATACTCTGGGTGGTTCTTCCGGTAGAGCTGCTGAAGGCAGGGACAGATAAAGAATTTAAATGGACTTCGTTATAATTTATTGAATTGGAGATATTATGAGTTTACCAGTAATAGATAATCCGACCTATACGATCAAATTACATAGTGTAGATAGGCCGATTACATACAGACCTTTTCTTGTTAAAGAAGAAAAGCTTTTATTAACAGCACTTGAAGGTGGTGATACACAAGATATTGTCTCTGCAACTAAACAAATTATTAAAAATTGTTGCCTTGATGAAGATCTTATTACAAATGACCTACCAGCATTTGATGTTGAAATGTTATTTTTAAATTTACGTGCACGCTCAGTAGGTGAAATATTAACAGTTGGAATGAGACACCCAGCAGCTGATAAGGATGACGATGTATGCACTGGTGTCACACAAGTTGAAATTAATTGTAATGATATTAAATTACATATTAATAAAGAACATAAAGATCTAATTAAACTTGATAATAAAATATCAGTGCAATTAAGATATCCTGATATTGATAGGATGACAAGACCAGCAGAGGAATCTCAAATGGATTCTATCTTTCAAATTACCAAAGCATGTATTGCTGGAATATATGATAAAGAGGAATATCATGATGTTAAAAATAGTTCGGAACAAGAATTAGAAGACTTTATTTACAGTTTAAATCAAGCTCAATTTGGTAAGATTGTTGCCTATTTTAATACTATGCCTAAATTGAGACATGAAGTATCGTGGAAATGTCAAAAGTGTGGTAAAAACGAAAAGGTAGCCTTGGAGGGGCTACAATCTTTTTTCGGTTAATGCTCAGTCATAATAGTTTAGTTAACTATTATAAAACCATATTTGCTTTAGTGCAAAATCATAAATGGAGTTTGACTGAGATAGAAAATATGATAGTATATGAAAGAGAGGTTTATGTTGCTCTCTTAATTGAATTTATCGAAGAAGAAAATCAACGTATGGAAGAAGAAAGACAAAAATATGCCTGATACGGTAAAAACAGACCCAAAAGAACATGCTCAGCGAAAAAAATGGCAAGATGAGGTATCTGCACAATTAGGAGCAGACGCCATTTCTAGCGGAATGTTTGTAAATCAAATGAAAGATTCATTTGATAAGCAATCACAATTTTGGTCGAACTCAGTTCGCATAGGCGATATGAGTAATACTTTATTACAATCAGTCGAAGCTAATACATTTAGAACTGCTGATCTCTTTGCTGAATACCTTGACTTTATTAAAGATGCTGAACGAAAGCGATTAGAAGCGGCAATGGAAGCGGCTCGTTTAGCTAAAGATAAAGATAAAGATAAAGGTGGGGGTGATAAAGCATTAGGTGACATGGAATTTAGTTGGGGTGGATTGGCTGCCGGGATCGTAGGTGCAGTAGGCGCTGCGGCACTATTATTCAAAGAGTCGTTAGTAGATTTTTTTACTGGTAATAAAATCAAAGGCATATTAGATGATATGAAACTCCATAGGATAGCTTTTTTTAATAAAGTCAAAACCGCCTTGGGATTTCCTCCTAAAGATGTTAAAGATTTAGGAAAAGTCAAAAGTGGTATGTGGTTTAATTTGAAAAAGTACTTTGGTTTTGAACAAAAATTTCCTAATGAACTTACTAAACAAAAGACTGGTTTTTTTGATGATGTAGCAAAGTTTTTAAAATTTGAAAACAATGCGGAAGGTCTTGCATCTGTAAAAAAGGCAAATTTTACTAAAGGTTTAGGTAGAATGATGTCTTGGGCTACAGACACTGAAAAATTAACAGATGCAAATAAACTAAAGTTCTTCAATACACAGAAGAATATGTTAAAGTGGTTAGATAAAGCTGAGGATTTATCCGATGCCGATAAATCAAAGTTCTTAAAGAAGCAATCGAAAATGTTACAGTGGATGGCTGAACATACAGATGGAATCGATAAAAGTAAGTTAAAATTTATAAAAGCTCAATCCAAGATGTTGGCTTTTGCTGATGAAGCAGCAGATTTATCCACGGCAGCAAAATTAAAGTTCTTGAAGAAGCATGCTGATATATTAGATATAGGTGATGGAGCTGTAGATGCAAGTAAAGTAGCTAAAGGTTCTTTCTTTGCAAAACAATTAAAAATGCTGGGATTAGATCCGTCAGATGTTGATGGTATTGAATTAAAAAAACAAGGTATGTTTTCTAAATTGAAAGGTAAAATTTTCAATATAGGTGATGATGTTGCAGAAGGTATAGTAAAAGCAAAAGCAGGTTTTAATACAAAGTTTGGATCATTCTTTAAAATGCCACAATTTGCTGAAGGTAGTAAGTTGATGCAGGTAAAGACTGGATTCTTAACAGCTATCGATAATATCTTTGGCACTATGTTAAAGATTACCAAAGGATTTTTCAAATTAGTAAACGTACTTAATTTCGGGGCTCTTGGATTTTTAAATGCAGAAGCATTAGCTCATCCAATTAAAACATTTAATTCTTTCAGAGATTCATTCAAAGGTGCATTCGGACCTAAAGACGGCGTCATTACAAAAGCCGCAAAAACATTTAAAAGTATAGTTGCTCCTTTAACTGATTGGCTTAAACCTTTAAAAGATATTTTGAAGTTCGTTGGTAAGATCGCAAAAGTTATTGGTAAGGTATTCATTCCTATTGGGTTCCTTTTTTCTGCGTTTGATGTAATAAGTAATATTGTGGACGGATATAAAGAAGGTGGTATTACAGGCGCAATAGGGGCAGGTATAGAGTCTGTATTCGACGATGTATTGTTTGCTATACCAAACCTATTAGGTGAAGCAGTTGCTTGGATATTAAAAAAATTCGGTTTTGAAAATGCAGTAGCATTTATTGATAAAAATCTAAGAGATAAAGATGGTAATTTTTCTTTATTTACTGGTATTAAAAAATTATTTACAATGGCAACCGATGCACTTTACGATCATGTTCTCGAACCAGTTTTTAGCTTCGTCCGGAAGATCCCTCAATTTATCGCGGGATTGATGATGGATATGGGGTTTTTGGGGAAAAAGGCAGCGAAAGGAATTTTTGGTAGCGATTCAAAACATTACCAACGTGCTGAAATGGAAAGAAAAGATCCAGAAGCATATAAAAGACTTGTGGCCGCTGAGGAAGCACAGAGAAAATCAGAGAGAGAATTAGCAAGGGAAGCGAGAGATGCGAAGCGCGCTCAAACTAATTTACAGGACAATTCACAACAAATTAATAACATCAATAACAATATAAAGAAAGAACGCGCTGACGCTAATAGTATAAAAGATTCATTAAATAAAAAGAATAATTAATATTATTCTTCTTCAGCTAACTTAGCAAAGTAAGAAAGAGTATCTCCTTCTCCAGAATCCATATTATCACTCTGTGCACTACTACCCTGATCCATTACAGTTGGTTGCGGTGCAGGCCTATTAGGAACTCCACCATCAAAAGGTACACTAGTATGATCAACAGGACCTATCACTGTATCTTCAGCTCTCTGCATAGAAGGATCAATTCCTTTACCAAGAACTTTATTTAAACGTGAGGATAATTCTTCATAAGACTTGAAGTTATCAGGCTTCAAAAAGTCTTGAAGAGAATATTGTTGTTTCCAAACCTTTTCCATATCTTCGTCATTTTCTGACATTGGAGTAGGACCAGCAAACTCAGCTTTATCATAATTTGTAAAGCCTTCTACCTTACGAATCTTCAATTTGAAGTTCGCACCTTCCCAAAAATCAAAAGGATTAACAGGTGATTCGTCCTCAAACTGAGGATTCATCTGATCATTGACTTTATCAAAGATCTTCTTCCCGAATTTAAAAAGGAAAACTTTTCCTTCATTTTCAGGACGCTTTGAATCTTCGACTACCATAATATTGGCATAATAAGTCAAACGTCTTTTTTGTTTACGAACAATATCTTTATTCGCTTCTACACCTGTAGCCCAAAGACCTGAATTATATTCGGAAACTGGATCCTTCTTACCAAGAGTAGTAAGACTGTTTTCAATATACCATCCGCCTGGACCTTGAAAACCATGATTGAAAACACGAACCCAAGGAAGATCTTCTCCTTCAATAGGGGGCAAGAATCTGATGACAGCATAACCGTTTCCAGCCTTATCTAAGTCGGCTTTCCAAAAACGTTCATCTACACCAAATCCGGGATTGTTAATTTTATTAAGCTCTTCGCTGAGGTGGCTTAATGAGGAACCTCTTTTCTTTTTCATATCTGCAAACGACATATTTCTCCTTATAACTGCTTTGTTTCGTTGTATACGCTTTATTCACTTAATCATAATATAACATATATTATATAACATTCTTTATTAAATGTCAAGAACTTTTTTCAAGCTTTTTCTACTTGATTCAAGTTCATGAGCAAAGAATGGTTTATATTTCACACACTTCTTATAGTAGTCCGGCCACACGATTGGGTCCTGAAGATCTCTATTAAATTTGGGTATGAAACATAAAATATCATCTAGGATGATAAAAGTTTCAATGTTTATTTTTTTCGCCAAGGCATGACGAAGAATAGGTGGATGTTGTCCATCTACTACTTCAAATAAAGCATCGAATTCATTCGAATCATCTGACATGATGTTCGAACAATCTTCACGAAAAATGTATTGTAAACTCTCAATACGTTTTCGCCAGTCACGATAGGTTGAAACACACTTTTCACCAAAAGCATCCCCTATCCACATATTTATATCACTTAAAAAGTTTGATACTAAAAAATCTCTTAATTCTGGATCCGGATATTCTCTAGATAATTTCTTAAAAAAGAATCGCTCTCTTCGTTTATTAAATGATTCCGGTGTAACATTACATTTACCATTATACTTAAAGTAATCGTAATCTGTAGTGAAATGTAATTTAAGAGAGGTATAAAGACTATAACACTCAAATTCATTCATGGCATTTGGAATAGGGCGGTTACCCAATCAGGTGGTTGTGTTCTAGCAAATACAACCCATCCAATATAAGGATGAGGTTTTCTATTTCTGAGGTATTGATCTATAAAATAATTCATTGATCCACCGGTCGTTAATACATCATCAGCAATTAGAATTGGATGATCCATATTATGAGTGGCATATTCATTTAAACATTCTGCTAATGTTACTCCACCACGAGGAATTCCAATGGCTTGTTTAAATGGTGGGCATCTCTCCCAAATCATTCTTGCAATACATTTCCACTCGGCTATATCAATAGCATCACATTCAATTTTCCAATTTAAAGTATCACCAGAATGTCCAACAAAATCTTCTTCTTGAAATAAGTGTGTATGTCTACCTACTCTATTATTCATATGTCTATAACTTCCACCAAATTCCTAATAATATTATAATAATTATAACTTGCTCTATAGCAAGAATAGTGTGATACCAAACCCATCTTGTTTCATAATTTCTATCTCGTTCTAATTCAATTTTTGTTTTTCCCTCTCGAATTCGAGGCAACCATATATTTTCCCAATTTTTTTTAATTCTCTCAAACATTGATAGGCAACTTTGATGTGGTCGGTATGAAATTTAATTCTTCCGCTTCAGCTCGTAAAACTCTTTTTAAGTCTGTAGATATTAAAGAAGCAGCTGTTTCATATTCTAATTTATTCATTTCACAATAATGTAAAATTGCATCCATTACCGGCATTTTATCTGACAACTTCTTAACATCCAAATTGAATGTTTCAGGAGTCAGCATTTTTATTATAGTTTCTTTATTATCAATTTTTTTCGCCATAGTCTCCATCATATTTATGTAATGATTCTGCTTTTGCTATAGCTAAATGAGCAAATCTAGTATTAGGTTTAACCGTTGTTTCTCCCCCAATATTATATAAAGTTGCTCCTGCATAATCTTTAAAGCCTGAATCATAAATTGAACTAATAATTAAAACACCGTTTCTATTAAAAGTGCTTCTGCCAAGAATAATTGCAATTTCGCCCTCTGCTATTTCTACATGTTGTTTAGACTGAATTTCATAACAAGCACCCTGATCTAAAACAAAGTTACCATTTTCATCGACTTTTTGTTCTATTGATTTTCTATGTTCTTTTTTACCTTCATCTATATGCATTGGACCTCGACCAATTTTAAAAACCTTATCGACTCGTAAATCAACAGTATTTGGTTGAATCATTGTATCATCGATATTTGTTACCTCAGTAGAGGCATTCACGGGATGTATAAACATTATTCTCCAAAATGATAGGGATTTTCTTTTGTTTCAAAATTCCATTGTTTTACTAAACCACCTATTTCATAATCTAATTCCCACATTGTATTTGCGGGCACTGGAATAGAGTTTTCAAACTTAGTAGAAGAAAAGGATGACCCTTCACTAAACAAAGGACTAATTTCATTACGAAATATAAACATACTACTATCGTGATGCATCATGCATGCAAATGTACCATCTGCTTCACTTATTTTAGCATTAAATCTTTTAAGAGGACTTTTTTTCAAATCATCTAATGTAATATCAAACAACCATTCTGTATCCCAATCACCTTCAAATTTTCCTTCTTTAATAATACCATTATGCCACAAATAAGATTTTCCTTTCACAGCTGGATGAATAAATCTGCCTATTGCTAAATCAGTATTATTAACTTCTTTTGATGTGGGCGCTTGTTGATGAACAACACAATAATCCCATTCACCATCTAAGTGTTTTACATCTAAAGGACCATATGATTTAATCTGTTCTTTAAGATACAAACCATTGGCGTCGGGATCTAGATCTTCGTGATATAAAAACTGTGAAACCGAATGTGATTCTTCACCTCGATATCTATTAAGTTCTACTAATTTTAATAAAACTTCTTTGCTCTTACTTGCGGAAATACTACACATGCCAGTTTATCTCCTTTTGATATTGAATAGGATCCGGATCTTTAATATTCATAAATGCCTTAATACGTTCACTACATGAAGGACATGTCCCACAACTTTTTCCTTTTTCATCCGGATCGTAACATGTTAAAGTGTGTACTAATAAATGGTATGTTCTTAATTCTTTACAAATTTTAAGTTCTTCTGTTTTACTTAATAAAGAGAACGGTGCAATAATTTGTGTCTTGAATGTTCTATTTAGTACTGTGATGCCATTTAACGCATCTACAAAAGCTTGACTAGTATCCCAATAACCATATTCATCATGAACTTGAAGACCGCAAAAAATATATTCCGCCTTTACCACTTCTGCAAAAGCACAAGCATTACTCAATAACATCATATTCCTAAATGGAACATATGTTACGGGTTGAGGATCTCCTAATACTTCTTTAATGTCGGGCATATCAATATCAGTGCCAGATATATTTGCACTAATAGGTTGAACTAATTCTCCAAAATAACCAATATCTAATTGTTTATGTGCCACACCTAATTCTTGACACAATTCTTTTGCTTTTCCACATTCAGCTACTTGTTTTTGTCCGTAATTAAATGTTAAAGCAAATACTTTTTCTGGTCCATAATGTTTGGCCAACAGCATTGTAACAATAGAACTATCCATGCCACCTGATAATATAACAGCAACATTATTTTCAATCTTTGGGAGTTTATCTCTGGCTTCACGTAAATCCATATTAACCTTCTTCAACATTCTTGATTAATCTTTCAAGATACCATTTTGATTTTTTCAAATCTTCTAATTGCTTTTCTTTATTTTCATAACCTTTTTCCGTTTTCTTACCAGCTCGTAATACATACTTAACAATATTACCACGATGAAAATTTAAATCAAACGCTTCTATAACATCAATTGCTTCTAAGTTAGTATTACTATGATAATGGTCGGGATCTATTTTACTTGCCATGTGTACCTGAATATGTAGAATATTTGTAATAATCCAAATCCTTTGGATATTTTCTTTCGGGAAACTTAGCAGAACGCCTTTCGGCGTTAAAGCCAATTCCTGTAACAATTTCTCTGAAGGTATCAACATTATAATATAAAAGATCTAAATTAATATCTTCTTCTTTCATATCATAAACGGAATCAAATGTTGATTTCGGTTTTTGTGTCAATCCATGAATACCTGCATAAGGAGTACCATCTAATGCTGACATCACCGGATTAGAAGTATCTATACTATGAATCCATTTATAATTTCTATAATGCGCGAACTCTCTTGCTTGCCAGGTTCCCAATAAATGATGTTTTAAACTTTTATTAATACATTCGTAATGCATTTTTTCAAGTAATTTAATTCTTTCATTTGCTTGAAGAGTTGGATCCTTATCGATCCAAGAATATACAAATGGAATACCAATTATAGGAAATCCAAACTTCATAAATTCATTATAACATTCAATCATTTCATCTGGTGTAGAACCTTGAATAACAGGCATACCATGAATGACAGTGTCGGGATAAGCATCAACAAATTCAAAAGACCTTTCCAATGTTCTTTTTTTATCTCCAAGAACATCTGGTAAGACAACATAATCTGGTTCTAACCTTGTGAACCATTCATAAAGAATATCATTATCTAATGATTCTCCTAATTCAAAACAACTATTATCAAGATAAGTAAATTCTCCACACCCTGCAAATTCACAAACCATCTCTGCATAATCTTTATCTTCTAGAATTTTGTGAAGTAATACAAATTGATAATCGCTAATAAAATCTTGATGTTCATCTATTAAACATCTGGGAATTTCATGTGAAATATATGTCATATTAAGCCATTAAAGAGCGGCATCCTGCTAAGAATTCTTGACGTTGGGCACCACCTTCAAAAACCCCTGACGCTGAGAATGTAGCAGTTGTAGATCTAAGATCTTGAATGCCTCGTGATTTAACACAGAAATGTGCACCATCTATTTGAACTGCAACATCTTCTGTTCCGGCAACAAATGCAATTGCTGCCCTAATTTGTTCAGTAAGTCTTTCCTGAACTTGAGGACGTTTTGAAAAGAATTGAACAATTCGATTCAGCTTAGATAGCCCTAAAACATATTTGTCTGGGAGATAAGCGACGCTAGCAACACCATCAATAACAATAAAGTGATGCTCACAATAGGATTGAACATTGATATTTCTCTCTAATACAAATGAACCTTTATAGTTCATCTTATTTTCAATTTTTGTACATTTAGGAAATCTATCATAATCAAGACCCCAAAAAATTTCATTCACAAACATCTGTGCTACTCTTTTGGGTGTATCTTGTAATGAATCATCTTTAAGATCTAATCCTAATGATGTCATAATCTCCGTCATGTTTTCTTTGATAGATTCAATTGCTGCCTCACTATCATAATTTTTTCGAACTTGTGTCATAGGTGTTTCTAAACCAAGACTTTCCAAGTGTTCACTTACTAATTGACCCAACTCCGGATCGCATTTTCTTCGTGCTTCCATGTGCTCCTATAATTTATTATTTAATAGTATTATTATACGATATATTCAACAAAATGTCAAGTATTTTTTTAAGAATTTATTGTTTGGAGGATCTTCTCAATTTGTGTTCGAGAAGCATTTGGATAGATAGGAACTTTAAATTGTTTTTTTAGATCATCGACGTCTGAGCGATCTATATTTGAGTTTGTGACATAAATTGAAATTAACTTTACTTTTTCCATAGTAATTTCGTTATATTCATAATCACCTACTGCAATCATATCAAACATCATATCTGAAACAGCTTCTTTATACTTCTTATTTTTCAGAAGCTTTTCCATTCCATCCAAATAGTTTTTAATGAGGGTAGCTTTTTGTCGTCCATCTAATTCAGTCCGCAATATATTTTCAGGATAATTGTTATCAGAAAAAGATAAAGGGCTATCAGGTTTGATTCCTAATTTCTTTTTAAAAATTTCATGGACTAATTTTCTGAATTCGGATTGAAGGCCTTTTAATTCGTCTTCAAACTCCTGTTCTTCAATGGTATCATCATTTAGCATTATAACACGTCTACCACCTCTTAATATTTCGGTATACATGTCTTGATTGAATTGACCTGTTACATTTCCTTTCACATGCAATAACAAACCACCAGGTCTATCTTCATCATCTATTCCACCTTTCCAAAAATCTGAATTAGATTGCATTTGGGTAAAAGTAGAAATTTGTTTAGCTCTTCCTTGAACCTTAGGAAATTTATTTTTTAAATCACTTAATCCAATTGCGTGAAGAGCTTCTTTTTCTGTAAGTTCAAATATTCTTTTAAATAATGGTCCTGATAAAATGATTGGTGGGCTTTCAAAACTACGTATCATAGAGACTTCATTTTGTCCATGATACGCATTTGATACCAAACCTGTTACTTCAGCGAATGCTTTCATGCCTGTGAGGTCCGGAGATCATCATCCAATTGAAGAAGTGATATTTTGCCTTTTTCTGCAAGATATAATCTATTTTTCCAATGTTCATCTTTTACATCATCTTTATTTTGGCCCCAATAACCAACAGCGTATCCATTCTCACACATCCATTTGTTAACGTTAGTCCAACCACCATGCTCTCCTTCTGCATTACAGTTTACCCAGACTTCGCCTAAAATTCTTCCGAACTTTCCACGACTGTCTGCTTCAGGACATCTAATTTCAATATCAATATCATCTCTGTCTGACATTACAGCCCAGTGTACCCATGATTTAAGTGCTTCTTTACTAAGTAAACCATATACCTTTTCATTTTTATGTCTCGTTCTAGACTCTGGAGTATCCATGCCCAATAATCGAACACGACTATGAAACAATACATCAAATCCTAAATCGAAACAACAATCTATTGTATCTCCATCTACTACTTTTGATACTGCTTTAACACGATATACAAATTCGCAAGGTTCTTCATTTTTATATTCAGCCATTTTTCCTTTCTATAATCCTAGCACCGATTCATTCAGTTGGATTGAAGGGCTGCTTTGTTTAAGCGCAACCCTAAAAGCTCAATTAATTTAATTCTTCTCTACAAATTCGTAGAGTTCGTTTGCCTTCTTCTTAATATCATCAATAGTATAAGATTTTGGCTGGAGTTTATTCCATAACTCCATGTTTGCTTCACCATTTTCTTTTGCTAGATCCCAAGCTTGGTAAAAAAAGTCTTTGGTTTCTTCTTGTCGATCTTGGAGATAGCCCTGTGCCATTTCCAAAAGTCGAAATCTTAATTCATATGGATTAGACATATTGTCCTTTCTATGTGTGTGTTGTGTGTAGCTGACCGTGCTTCTGTTCCCAAGTGACGGCCACAACTCGGCTATAGTCTATGCAGCAAGTGCGTAAGAATATGCAGTATAATCGTCATTGTTTGCGATTAAGTTTTTTTGATTGTAGGTAATCACCCTTAGGTCTCCTTAATCCCTTCACTCTCAGTCGAATACCGTTACGCCCCCATCAACAAACTACAAGTCAATCCCACAAATCTGCATCCCAATCTTTCTTGAAATGTTCGTGGCGCTTTCCTTTAGGTTTATTCTTAGCAGCACGTTTGCGTTTTTCTTCATCCGAAATTAGCACGTGCCTTCTATTGTTACCAAAACCTGTAAGATCATAATCTCTAGGACTATAAAATTTTGACATATAATCTCTTGGTGGAGGCGGTGGGAATCGAACCCACGTCCTGATAAGCTATCAAATTATATCAACAACCTTATCTGTATTTATATTAATATTAATCGTATATGAAAATAGGTTCTAATGGATGCTGGTATTCAAAAGGATCATCATAGGGATGTGTATTAAACCAGGATTTATCAATCTCATTTTTCATTATTATATCATATACTAATTTACCAAATTTTAAATTTTTATCTGGTGTCATGTGATTATCTAATTGATTACCAGTATCATCAAGGCCTACAATATGTCCTACAGGAATTTTTACATAATCAAAATTTTCACTATCTAAAGATTCAAATTTTATTTTGTGTAAAAAATCAGTTGAATTTATATTGAAGTTTTTATAAGTTCCTAGATAATGGTCTAAACTAAAACAAGTAAATACTACAAATCTTATCTTTTTAAAATTTAAAGATAACAAATGTAAAAAAGATATATTCTTAACATTCTCATATAAAAACATAGGCCCTAATGTTTGTGCTATAAGTTTTGTTTCCTTTTTATAATCATTTAAGTAAGACTGATCCTGTACTCCAGGCCAAGGATCATCTTTATTATCTGGCTCAAATGGGTGTTTCCAATCTTTATCATCCTCTGCTATTCTAAAAACCCCTGTAACATGTTCATTATTCCTTACAAAAGGAAACTCCAGTCTCTTCTGATCAGATAACAGAATAATAATTGTATCATCATCTTTAATGGAACTATTTTCTAAATCTGCAATTAATAAATCTAAAGAAAAATTAGGCCCACTACCCGATTCTGCTTTAACATTAATTTCTTCTTTTTTTAATCTTGATAGTTCCGCAGGCCATGTTTTATCATGATTACAAATTACTCCAAAACTATCACCATAAATGTGTATTGTCATATCAATCGTAAATGAAAAGTGGTGCTGGTGGTTCCGATCCTTGATGTTCTGCATAAGGATCATCATATGCTTTATAAACAAACCAGCTAGTATCGGGTGTATTATTATTTAATATGTCATTACAAAAGATACCAAATTTTTCGTTTTGTTCTACAGTCATATGGTTATTCAACATTTCATCACCATCATATGTGCCGGCCATATATGAAACCGGAGTTGATACATAATAAAAATTAGATGAATTTAATTCTTCAAAATCTAAATCATATAACAGTTTTGTAGATGTAATATTAAAATTTTTATATCTGGAAGTAAAATGATTAAGACTAAAACAAGTAAATACTAAAAAATTTATTCCTTTAAACTGTTGAGATAATAAATGTAAAAATGTTATATTCTTAACGTTCTCATATAAAAACATGGGCCCTAATGATTGCGCCATTGTTCTTATTTCATATTCATATTTCTTATATCTATATTTGTCAAAAGATGGCGTGCCACCTTTAAGGTGCTTTACAATTTCTTCTGGAATATCCTCTGCTAATAAAAAAATACCATCTGCTAACCATTCATTTTCTAACCAAGGAAACTCCATTCTCTTCTGATCGGATAGTAAAAATATTACACTATCCTTATTTTTTATCTTTGAAGTTTCCAAATCATTAATTAATTTTCTTAAGCTCCAATTTGGACCGGTCCCTCCAGACCCATTAATTTTTACTTCCTCTTCTCTAATAAATTCAAGCTTTGCAGGCCAAGTACCATCACCGTGTGTTTCACCAAAGCTATCTGAGTATACATGTATCATAATAATTCTCTGCTTTTCTCTTTCATTTTTTCCAAACACTCTAAAAATTCTTTCGAACAAAAATGACCTTGTTGATTAAATTCTCCAATAAATTCATCAAGTAGTGAATACGCTATAGTATAAACATTCATTGCTCTGGATAAGTGAGTCCACATCCCTTCTGACCCTATATGAAAATAACTCTTAGATAATAACTCAATATTTTTTGCATAATTATAATCCTCCAATTCAACAAACTCCAATCTATCAGAAAGTTCTGTCATATTACTGATAAGATTTTTAAAAGCGTCTATCTGTTCAATAGTAAGAATTTTATGACTCTGACCAAAATGAAGTTTTTCTGTGTGATAAAGTAGATACGTAATATATTTTTTCTTAGCGAATTTTTCATAACGCACAGGCCAATATTTTGCATCTCTAAGTAATGTATCATTAAAAGATCTATACATTTCATTCTCAACATTTTTCATAAATCCTTCAAAGTGCTCGCTATGTTCATTGAGTAATTCAACGCTATCTTCTAAAAATGGATCGTTCGGCCTTTCAAGATGTAAAAAATCTATTACTTCAAACAAATTATTAAATTTTAAATTATTTCTTAATTTTTTGTCTGCTTCATCCTGTGGATACAAATAGGCTTTTAATTTCACTGAGCCCGCAGGGGAGTGCTGCATAGTATGTAAAATATTTGAGAGCATGCAAAACCTATCACCTAACCCTCCGTGGTTTATAGAGAATATTAATTCCTGTATTTTTTCACCCATGGTACCTTAGATGTTATTTCATGTTTTTCTAAACCAATGTTTTGTCCTTTATTAAAAAGGGCCACCGGATAATCCAATTCTTGATACTGTGCAAAATGTGCTGAATAATAAAAATGATCCGGTATTCTAATAGGATCCAATCTCTTCATCCAAAGATAAGTATCGAATCCATTATATTTTTCTATATCTTCAAAAACAAATTCTTCCCAAATCTTCAAACAAGTATCTGGTTTCCATCCTAATATTGAAGAATTGTATGGAGTACAAAATATATCTTTATCTCTTTGTTCTTCAAAATTATCCATATGCTCTCTCCATCTACACCATACTGCGCATAGATAATCTTGTTGTTCTACCCAATCAAATAAAGGATCTATACTTCCCTTTATAACTACATCTAAATCAAAAGCTAAAACAACGTCTTCTTCAAATGGTTCTATTACTGGTGAATGATATAAAACTTTAGTCCACCATTTAGGTAATATTGGTTCATTAAATACTCTAAAATTTATATCATAGGTGGTATTTTGGAATACCATTTGTTCTAATATTTTTACATCAGAAATATTATACTTGTCTCCAACGCATATACATGCAACAGCCCGTTTCATTGCCACTGTCCAATTGTCATAAAACGTTTATAAGTACCAAAATCTTTTTCACCCTTATACCATATCTTTTTCAATTTATTTTTCTTTATTAATTCATCCACATTTTCTACACAATTTGTATGCTCAGGTAAATCAAAATAATTATTAGATTGTAAACAAACAAAAGGATTGCCCTTATACCATCTTCTATTAAAATTTTCCATATGTTCACAAGAAGTACAAATAACTAGGTGCCTTCTTCTTACTTCTTTTCTTTCAAAATAATCACCATGTTGTATGATATCATATTTCGGATCAAACATATTTTTATATTGAGCCATTACCTTTTGGCAGGTTTCATCAAAATCATAACAATCAATTCGTGTAATTCTTCCTTTAGTAAATTGATCAATCATTTCTATTAATGGCCACCCGAACCAGGATCCAACTATATCTATTAAGAGAGGATAAAACCATCCTGTAACGCCTGTATCTTTAGTATATTTTCGAACGTTATCTGTTTCAGTTATTTTTAAATTATCTAGAACATCACATAACCATTTTTTAGATTCATACTGATCGAAAGAAATCGAATCACACCAACTATCTTCATATTCTGGAAAATTATTCCTTATAAACTTAAATACTTTATAATAATTTGAATCGCGAAATTCTTTTACCATGTTCCTATAACCATAAACCTTTTATAGTAACCAAAGTCTCTTTCACCTTGATATCTTATATCCTTTATTTCGTTCTTCTCAGCTAACTCGGAATAACTATTAACACAGTTTTCATGTTCTTCTAATTCAACATAATTATTACTTTGAAGAGCAAGAATTGGTTTAGGGGTGCCTTTATAATATTCTTTCATCTCGCTTATATCTGGCATATGTTCACAAGAAGTACAAATAAGTAAATGCCGGATTCTTTTATCCCCTCTTTCAAAAAAATCATGATATTGATTTATCTTATATTTCGGTTTGAAATGGTATATATATTTTCTAACTACTTCATGGCATACTTCATCTATATCATATAAATCAATACTTTCTATTTTTACAATAGCATCTTCTAATAACTCAATCATTGGCCACCCAAACCAGGATCCAGCTATTTCAATTTTTAAAGGATCCTTAGAACCTAATTGGCCTGTTTTTAAAACTTCACTCATCCATTTTTTAGATTCATATTGACCATCTGATATTGAATCTAAAAGACTAGAAGCATATTCAGGATAAGATTCATCTAAGAATCTTTTAACCTTCATATAAGGAGACCATTCCATCGTATTCTCAAATTCTATTTTATTCTTTTCATATAAACCGGTATCATCAATTTTTTCTTGATCAAGCTGTCTTCTTTTACTATCTAATCTACGCCTATGTTTTTCTAAAATAGAATTCTTTTTAGCCCATTCACCTATATTGGCGCGCCTATCTTTTTCAAGAATTTTTAAATTAATCTCAGCGCTTTTAAAATTTTTTATGAACATCCTACTACTATTGAATATTTGACTTTTTGAAATTCGTATTCTTCTTCATAGATAACAGACTTGATTTCATTCTGTTCTATTAATTGCTGAGAGGATTCAATAGGGTTACATATGTGTAATCTTTTTTTATTGCTACCTGCTAATATATATTTTCCCTTATGAACTTTACCAATAGGATAAGTATCTTCACAAAATTTATGTATGATAGGGCCTTTAAATCGCACTCTATCAAATATAACATCTACGTTATGTATATTGTCACTTATAAGATCGCAATCTTCGCACACATAAGGATCAGAATCATAATAAGTTATATTATAACCTAATTTTTCTATTTTGTCAACATGATAATTCATATACCAAGAACATACCATGTTTAAATCGTCTTCGTCAAAATATTGAGTAATTAAAGAATGAATCTTATCATTTAAGGTTTTATTATATCGGTTATTAGCCGCACCTATATTATGTCGTCTATTTTCTGGAACAGTATACCACAAAACATCATATGCATTTGAACTCGTATTTTTTAAGATATCAGAAGCAAACGAATCAAACTCATTCATAACTATCCCATTTGTCATAAGCCCAGCCTTTTGCCTGATGTAACTCTATATGTGTTTCATTAGGTTTCGCCCATGCTTTGTGTGATGTATTAAATAAACAGACTTTATAATCAGGTTTATATTTTGTCGGATTTAAATCATCAGGATATTTAACTCCTATATTATAATTATACACTATTCCTGGTTCCCAATAATTTAAATTACCTTTTCTATGTTCCTGATAGAATAGATATTTGTCATACGATGGATAAGTAAAAAATGCTTTCTCTTTATTTTTAACCAATCTTTTATACATATCAAAACCTAAATCATCTTGCCAAGCAACAAAAGAAGAATTAATTGGAGTAGTCATCCAACCATAATTAGTTTTATGTGCTTCTTCATTTCTCCAATAATTCCAAATATAAGTTACTTTATTTTTCTTTTTATTAATAAGTTCTGTTATATTATTTTGTATTAATATATCTAAGTCAAACCAAGCCTTAGGCCCTGAGACGTGTTTATATCTATTAAAGTAACACATCTTCTCAGAAGTAAATATTTGTGTTCTTGGAAAGTTACTAAAATCGGTTGGTATTGTATCTATGATAATATCTTTATCAAGACCCACAGTATTATCAGTAAGACAAGTAAAACTAAAAGGATCGTCATAATGTTCCTTTAAAGAATTAAACAATCTATTAACATATAAGCGATTATATTTTGTACCCCATTTCAAACAATAAAAATTTGTCATTTCCACTGATCTCTAAAAGCATCAAAACCGGAACCACACTTCTCAGCACACACAACGGATTTCCCATCAGAACATGAAGGAATATTCCAACTCTTCTCCAGCTGTACGAAAAAGTTCCCTTTAATGATTTCTCGTAACGGTGTATGAAGAGCATTTATATTTTTCATATCATCTACGAAAGACCAAATCTGATTTTCACCAATCTCTTGATATGCTTTATAAAATCGTCCATGAGTCCAACAGCAAGGAGTTACAAGACCTTCAGCACTGATAAATATTTCATTAGTTATAAGGGATTTGCATTTGATGGATGTTTGATCTAAATACTCTTGAAAGGAACCATGAGTCTTAACCAATCTATCATATTTATTTACGCTTTGATTCTGATGCTCTGGTTTTGTAGCTGGTTTAATCTCATTCCCTTTGTTGGTTATCTTTTTATCAATCTTCTTACCTTTATAGCTCTGTACCCACCTTCCAGTCTTTTTTCTTACAAAGTCCAATCCAAATAACTTGGCCATTTGTTCTGCTTCTTCAACTTGATGTTCATTATGTTTAAATATTAAATAAACCCAAACACCTTTTCCACCTGCTTGAGTAAATACATCCATCGCTTCTTCAATTTTTTTCCAATTAACATTTACTCTATACAAATGATTTGTATCTTCTAGGCCATCAACACTAAATTGTACTTTACCTCTACTACCTAAAATGAAAGCTAATTCTCTCCAAAAGTCTTCGTCTCTGGCTCCACCATTTGTAGTAACTTGCAGGTGTATATCTGGGTTGTTGACTCTAAGGTATCTTAAAATATCTAGAGCATGTAGTGAGATAATAGGATCACCGTGATTACCACACATTAATAATGAATTTAATTGCTTCACAAAATCAATATCCACCATATGCATAAAATTATCTAAGGTTAATTCAGCATTTTTTATACGGGGATTATTTGTCCTGTCACACATTGGGCATGCAGCTTGACATCTTTGTGTAGGTTCTAAATGAATATGTTTTATTTGATCGGGACTATACATACGGTTTAAATTCCGGCCACTCTTCTAAGAAATTTGTATTATTTCTTTTATCACATAATTTAAGAAACCTTAAACCTTTTTGAAAAGATTTACCTCTTGTAGGTGTTCTTAATAGATTTGTAATCCGCTCAGGAATATGTTTTGTATTTTTACTTAAATAGAATTGTTTTATATCTTGTGGTAAACTGGTAGAATCAAAATATTTTGGAGTTACTAAGATGTTTGTTAAGGGAGACATTTTTCCAAAATTGTTTTTTAGATATCCTTGAATATTATCTAAGTAACCAATATTAAATGCCTGCACTGTTACTTCAAATCCAATCATAAAACTTTGTCGCAATTTGAAAATATTCTCTTTTTTCTTTTTCCAAACTTGCCCTGTTCTAATATACTCATCTTTCTTCCCTATACCATCAACCGACACCATAAATGATAAACGCTTAAATGCCTTTTTATATTGAAATAAATGATCTGGAATTTTTGTGGCATTAGTAAGTGTTGAGATTTTTAACTTGTGTGCAAACTTATGACCTATTAACCATTCTAGAAAATCATAATATCTATCGTTCATTAAAGGTTCACCTCCTGATATAATAATACGAGCTACATTAGGCAATATTTGTTTTAAGTCTTCATATGTTTCTTCATTGAATGTATTTTCATAAATCGGCCATGTTCCTTCACTATGTTTTTCTTTATGCTGAGACCATGCAGATGATGATTGTGGGCCACACATTATACATCTAAGATTACATAAATTTCCAAACTTAATTTTAAAAACAGGAGCATTCGGAATTAAAGGTAATCCTTGTTTATATCTTTCTACCTGGCTCTCATAGTCACTATTTAAATTTGATAACCTTCTGGAATTTAATCCCTTATCTTCTCTTTTCCAACAAGACTGACATATAGATAATCTTTCATCATTTAAAAAAGATTCTCTTTTTTTATTCATATAATCAGAATTAAAATATTCTAAGATAGAATGCTTATCACTATACATTCCTGATTCGCCCGTATTATCACAACACAACTGATACTCATTAAATGATGAGACGGTAAATTGGGTGAAAGGTAATGCACAGAAATATTTTAATTTTTCCATAATGGATAATTACTTTCCGGCTTTCGTTTAGGAATTTTACTATCTGCTGAGCTTACACAATTATCAGTTATGCAGGGCATAGGTTTATCAAATAATTTAAATCCAGTTTCTATATTACCTAAAGGTGCATCACTGCAAGAATATGACCGCTTAATGCTCCCACAAGGCTCGCGTATAATAATACTACGAAAACCCGACGTGCAGTCCCAGCCTTTGAATTCATTAAAATTAAACGCGTTAAATCTTTCAGCTTGATCCAATTCATATATATTTCCTTTTGAATCTATTAAATCTATCTCTCGTTCAGATGGTTTAGAATCATTATGTAAAATATCTAATTGTCCCTGAGTATATCCTTCTACAACTTTTGTTGCTGTTGGATTTGATTGTGGTTTTAATGTAGTATGTATACCTCGTTCTTTAAAATATAAAACATGGTCTGTCAGTGCCCAAAATCTCTCTGGAATCATTACCATATTAATAGTTATTCTAATTCCATTATCTTGAAGAAAAACTAACTTATCAGCAAAATCTGCTATCTTATCTTGTGTATTTAAAGCTTCAAAATGTGCCGAAGCTGTAATTGATGCTTTGTCAAATTTTTGTGCATATTCAACATATGTTTTAAACCACTTCATTTTACGAGAGCAATTTGAAGTCATATGAATTCGTTGTCTTTTACAATTAGATTCATCATCTGCAAGATATTGTAGTATATCTAAGTAGCCGGGATGAAAGGTTGGCTCACCTCCTGATAAGGACCAATTAAAAGAATTGAATCCTTGGTCTCTAGCTTGTCTTTTTATCTCATCAATTGTTTTAAGACATAATTCTGTTGATCTATGATCTTTCTTATCTGCCCTTGCGTATGGCCAACAATAAGAACATTTATAATTACAAAATCTACCTAATAACCAAGACACTGAAAACGTGTCTCGATATAACATTGTTTTTGTACCGAGTGCTTCAATATCTTTCCAAGGTATTTTTGTAAAATCTTCTTCACTGTGACGCATGAATAAATTCGAGTTGTTCGGGTGTATAGTTTATTAACTTCATTTCGTTATTCATATCCCATAAGGGAACAATTATTGCATAAACTTTTTCAAATTTTCCTTTAAATATTGAATATATCTCTGATACCAATTCTTCATATTTTGGTAGATACATAATTTTAATCTTACAAGGTAAATTTACTTCTTCACAAAATCGTTCTAACTTATTAATATATCTTTTATTAATAAACTCTGGATGAATTGAAAAATTTATATTTGAATATTTATTTAATTCTTTAAAATAAGATACTGTCTTAGTACCATTGGTCAAGGTCCAAATAGTAGCCTCAGGTTCTTTTTCTCTTAACCATTGTATAAAATCCATATAGTGTGGGACAAGAGTTGGTTCTCCGCCTGATACAACTATTTTTTTGACGTTTTGTGGATTAACTTTGGTCCATGCGTATTGCATTCTCTCCAAGGAAGTCCAGGCCCCCTCATAATTATGACTACGAGGGTCGCAATAAGAACAACTAAAATTACATTTGCGATCAGTATAATAATCAACGGCAACACCATCATCACCCGTAACAGCGTAAATATCATCATTGAGTTCTAACTTTCCTTTAATTTTTAAATTGTCGATCATTAATAAATGATCTTCAGTCTTACCTTTCGGCATTGCAATATCAGTGCCACAAAAACAATTTTCATTAGGACATATTATAGCTTTAGGTCCTGTAAAATCATCTATTGAAACAGGATAAGGTGTTCTACATACCGATGTGCCTACTTCCCACCATCCTGCGTCGATAATGTAATTTGTCTGTTTACAATACCAACCTTTAAAATTAGATTTGAGTTTAATGGCTTGCTCATTACTAGATTTTAAACCATTCTTAGTTAAGACTTTAAGCATTTAGAGACCTCGTAATATATCTCTTCACATTTATTTGGAAGGTCATCTTTTTCATTCATCCATTTAATTAGTTTAACGCAATAACCTCTATCGAATTCATTAGTCTTTAAGAAGTTTATTATTTCTTTTTGTAAAAAATTATCATTATTATTTATTATGATATCTTTTACATTAGAAGGCAAATAAGATGCATTTAACCATTCCGGAGCGTCTAAAAAATCATATGATATAGTATTATTGGTTATCCCTTTTGATTCTATCCACTTAATCGTATCAGTTAAGTCTGTGCTATTAAGGGTATGAAAGACGTAATGAGGTATTACGAAAAAATGCTTTAATTGTTTATCAAAATTTCTTTCAAATCGAGACCATTTAGTTCCATATCTAACGAATTCTGCTACATCACCAATTCCGTCAATACTAACATTATAATTCAAACTTTTAAATTCGGTAAGATATTCCCTCCATTTTTCATTTGGGAAAATAGAATTATTTGTAACAATCATTAAATTAATATTTTCAATTTTAAGAGTATTAAACAATTCTAAATACAGTGGATCCATAA